TATAATGTAGAATATGATGAAGATTTTATTGAAGGTGTACCAGATACTATTTCGCTTCATAGAAAAAAGAATACAAATACACTTTATACAATTAATGCACTTAATGACTTGATTCGTGAACTAAATAATGGTAAATTAGATAAGACATTTCCTATAGAATGGGAAAATTATAAGAATTGTTTACTACTTACAAATGAGGAAGGTCTCAATAAAATACCAACAAGAATTTATACTATCGTAAACGTAGAAACGTGGGATAAAGATAAAAAATAAATTGTATTTTCGGAATTTCGATTATACTTATTTATGTATCAAGGTTACACTTGATTAAAAAATACTAATTAACTAATTAAAAAATAGGAGATAAAAAATGGATTTAAATGCAATCAAAAAACGTCTTAATCAACTTCAAACATCAAACACAAGAACTTCTAATCTTTGGAAACCTCAACCAGGTTCACAAGTAGTTAGAATTGTTCCTTATAAGTTCAATAGAGATAATCCTTTTATTGAGTTATATTTTCATTATGATTTAGGTGGTAAGAACTATCTTTCACCCATTTCATTTGGCCGTCCAGATCCAATTGAAGAGTTTGCACAAAAACTTAAATCAGCTGGTTCAAAAGACGATTATCGTCTAGGCAGAAAAATTGAAGCAAAAATGAGAACTTTTGCTCCAGTTGTAGTTCGTAACGAAGAAAAAGAAGGTGTTCGTTTTTGGGGTTTTGGAAAAACAGTTTATCAAGAACTGTTATCAATAATTGCAGATCCAGACTATGGTGATATCACAGACGCAGTAAGTGGTCGTGATGTAGCTATAGAGTTTAAAACTGCTGAGGAAACAGGTAAATCGTTTCCCTCAACTTCAATCAGAGTAAAGCCAAATCAAACTCCAATTACAGAAGATGCATCTGTACTTGAGGCAATCAAAGAAACACAAAAGAATATTACTGAAATATATCAGGAACGTTCTTATGATGAATTAACTCAAGCTCTTAATGATTACCTTAATGGTGGTACAGAAGAAAATAAAAGTGAGACTAAAAGTGAAGATACAACAAAAAAAGTAACAGTTGNCCCTTCTACTTATGATTCTCAAAAAACATCAGAAGCATTTGATGATTTATTTAATAACTAAATAAAATAATATTGGGTGACTAGGGTTAAGAGTCACTGATAGTCGATAAGGTCGCTATAGGCACCCGACTTCTGGAGTCGCCCATATTTATAGGAGATTTTATGTCAACGCGAGATGAATTGGCTGGTGTTTTAGCAGACACCTTAAATAAACAATTCAAGGATATGAAAGTCGCATATTTCTTGGATGGTACAGATACAACACCTACTGATATAAAAGATTTTGTATCTACAGGTTCTACTATGTTAGATTTAGCAATATCAAATAAACCTAACGGAGGTATTGCAGTTGGTCGTATTACTGAAATCAATGGATTAGAATCAAGTGGTAAATCTCTACTTGGTGCTCATATACTTGCTGAAACTCAACGAAAAGGAGGAGTGGCTGTTTACATAGATACAGAAACTTCTGTTAGTACTGAGTTTCTTGGTGCAATTGGTGTAGATGTAGAAAGTATGTTGTATTTACATTTAGAAACAGTTGAAGATATATTTGAAGCTGTAGAAGAGATAGTTGCTAAAGTTCGTGAATCAGATAAAGATAGATTAGTAACTATTCTCGTTGATTCACTTGCGGCCGCAACAACTAAAGTAGAGTTAGAAGCTGACTTTGAGAAAGATGGTTGGGCTACAAGTAAAGCTATTATTATATCAAAGGCTATGAGGAAAATTACTCAAATGGTTGGTAGACAAAAGATAGCTTTAGTTTTTACTAATCAATTACGTCAAAAATTAGGTGTAATGTTCGGAGACCCTTGGACTACAAGTGGTGGTAAAGCATTACCGTTTCACGCATCAACTCGTATTCGTTTAAAGAATATTGGTCAAATCAAAGATAAAAAGAATAATAATATTGGTATGAAAATGAGAGCTCAAGTAATTAAAAATAGACTTGGACCTCCAATGAGACATGCGGATTTTGAATTATATTTTGAAACTGGTATTGATGATGATGGTAGTTGGTTGAAAGTTATGAAAGAACATAAACTTGTGAAACAAGGTGGTGCGTGGTATACAATGTTGAATCACGAAGGTAAAGAACTTAAATTTCAGTCTAAAGATTGGAGTGAACAACTTAAAGATAAAGATTTTAGAGAACATTGTTACAACTTAATTTGTGATAAAGTTATTTTGAAATATGAAAAAAACTTTGGTATAGATGATGTAGTAGTGGAAGAAGAAGTAAGTGAGTAATGGTAAATACCTTTCTATATTTGAAGAGATAAAGAAAAAAGGTGGCTCTTTAAACGGCGGCGAACCAAATGATAAAGTACTTGTAATAGATGGCTTAAATACTTTTATTAGAGTATTTAGTGTTATACCAACTACTAACGATGATGGTATTCACGTTGGTGGAATAGTTGGTTTTTTACGAAGTATTGGTTACACTATAAATATGTTTAGACCTACTCGTGTCATCATAGTATTTGATGGTAAGGGTGGGTCTACTCGTCGCCGTAAATTATTTCCTGAATATAAGAAGAAAAGAAAAACAAAATATAGAGTAAATCGAGCATATGATTTCGCATCTCAAGAAGATGAGAAACAAAATATGATAATGCAGTTACAGAGAGTGGTTGAATATTTAGAAGCACTTCCTGTAACTGTTTTATCTTATGATAACATTGAAGCAGATGATACGATTGGTTATTTATGTAGACAAGTACTTACTGATTCTGAAATTACTATTATGTCTACTGATAAAGATTTTCTTCAGTTGGCAAATAGTAGAATAAAAGTATGGAGTCCAACTAAAAAGAAAATGTATGATGAGAAAGCTGTGTTAGATGAGTATGGTATATCATCACATAATCTTATTTGGTATAGGGTATTAGATGGTGATAAATCAGATAACATACCTGGTGTAAGAGGTTTAGGATTGAAAACTATTCAAAAAAAATTACCGTTTTTGAGTGAAAATCGTATAGTTAATATAGACGAGGTTATTACGGAATTACCAGATTCAGAGGATGTTATAGAATTGAATTACAAGTTAATGCAGTTATCAGATGTAGATATTTCTGGTTCTACAAAGACAAAGATAATATCAAAAGTGAATGAACCTATTAATAGATTAATAAAATATAAATTTCAAACAATGTTTTTAGAAGATAAGTTATATACAGCATTACCAAATCTTAATAGTTGGTTACTTACTAATTTTAATCAGTTAAATCATTACGCTGAGAAAACTCATGAGTGAAACATTAACACAATTTGGAACCTCATTTCAATCAAAAATTATTGCAGCATTATTACGTGATATAAAATTTATTCAGACTATTAGTGATATTTTAGAACCAACGATGTTTGATTCAGACTCTAATAAATGGTTAGTAAAGGTAATACGTGATTATTATTATGAGTATAAAAAACAACCTACATTAGAAGTTTTGAAGTATAAGATAGATGAAATAGAGAATGACATTTTAAAAGTTGGTGTTGTAGATAAATTACGAGATGTATGGAAAAATATTGAGGCAACTGATTTAGAATTTGTTGAAGAGCAAACATTAGATTTTTGTAAGAATCAAACGTTAAAAAATGCTATATTAAATTCAGTTGAATTGTTAGAAAATAAAGATTACGAAGGTATAAAGTCTATAATTGATGAAGCTATGAAAGCTGGTAGTACAAGAGATTTAGGTCATGATTATTTAGTTTCATTAGAAGATAGACTTAATCAATCAGCGAGAACAACAGTAAAAACACCTTGGGATGTAGTAAATGAAGTTATGGATGGTGGATTAGGTGTTGGAGAATTAGGTGTTATAGTGGCACCTGCTGGTATAGGTAAATCATGGACTTTACAATGTTTGGGGGCAGATATTATTAGACAAGGTAAAGTAGTTATACATTATACGTTAGAATTGAATCAGAGTTATGTAGGTTTACGATATGATTCTATTTTTAGTGGTGTTACTACAGCAAATATAAAATATTATAAAGATGAAGTTAAAAATAAATTGTCTAAATTAAAAGGTAAATTGATTATAAAATACTTCCCCACTAAATCAGCTTCAGTACAAACAATAGGAGCTCATTTAAAACAAATAGAGTTGAGTGGGATTAAACCAGATGTAGTATTAGTAGATTATGCAGATATACTTAAATTAACTGGTAATTTTAGAGAAAAGAGACATGCTATTGGTAATACGTATGAAGATTTAAGAGGATTGGCTGGTGAACTTGAAGTACCTATATGGACAGCTTCACAAGCCAATCGTTCAGCGTTAGAAGAAGATGTGATTGGAGCCGATAAAGTTGCAGAAGATTATTCAAAAGTTATGACAGCAGATTTTGTTATGAGTATGAGTAGAAAAGTAGAAGATAAGATTGCTAATACAGGTAGGTTTCATATTATAAAAAATAGATTTGGTATTGATGGTATTACGTATCCTGCTACAATTAATACAAATATAGGTCAAGTTAAGATATATGAAGGTAGTAGTCAGTTTGGAAAAGAAGCACAATCGAAGATGGATAATAGTTCAGAATTTTTAAGGAAAGAATTAGCCAACAAATATAAAGATATGGAAAAAAAAGTTGATGGATTTGAATAAAATTTGAATTAAGTTCAATATATATTATATTTATGAGTGTTACAGGAATATGGATTACAAGGGAGTTTAGTAAATGGAAAAGTTTAAGTTGTCAGAAAATTTTGTTAATAAATACAAAAGAAAAAAACCACC